ATTTGCTAAAAAGGAAAAATAATTATGGCAACTTGGCCTTTTTCATCAGACGATACCTCACCATCATATAGTAGCGACGAAACTACAGAAAAGAAAGAACTTACCGCTTGGACTGTAAGTACATACTACAAAAAGTCTATTGAAGAACACGAACACTTTACTAAAGACGGACAAGAAATTATTCACAAAACTGGTTGGCGTGGAGGATCTTGGATTGTTTATACTAACGATGGAAACCCGCCAAAGTTTGAGTTTGATTATGTACCAGGCGGTGATGGATCTAAAGACAGCATAGATATTAACAACTGCTACTATAATAATATTGAAGAAGTTGAGCTCGAATCAACCTTTGACGGTTGTTGGGCAGACGTAGAATGGCCAGATGACATTGACGAAGATGAGCAAGCAGAAATTGAAGAAGCAATGGAAGAAGATGGCTATTACGATGCACTAGAAAGCAGAGATTGGTCTTCTAGTGATAGCGAAATGTGGATTTGGGGTCCTATTGTGATTGAAGGCGAAAACGGTTATCGTCGTATTATCCAAGCCGACGAAGATGGCAATGTTATTGACTTTAAGGAAAATGAATGAAGCGTGATTACACAGACGGAGTCAGCGAAGGTATTACATTCTTCACTGGTGTGGAGATTGAACGCACTCCTGCATTTGGAATGAAGACCTTATTTGTTGTAGGTGTTCACGACCCATATGTTATTATGGAACTTGCACGTAATCATAACTGCAAGCATATCTATTTTGGTGCTAATCAAAGTTTCCAAACTAATGGCGTTAATGATGTAGAAACTTGGCGTCCGTGGGAAGATATGATCTACGTTTGTCTAGATGCAGAAGACGGTTTCTGGTGTACGCTTGACTTTGATGTTAAGGAAACGGAAGGATTGCTCGAGAGCGGTTTAACCGAAAAGCGTAGATTTATTCCGCAGATTAGTGTAAAATTACCTTATATCAATCAACTTGGTTATAATGCTACACTAAAGATCGACGACAAAGATTTTTGTGCAACTAACCCTGGGGTATGGTGCCATAACCTACAGGACCTTCTGGGAAGAGATCGCTTCACAGATTGGGATCAATATGGCAAGGATGAAATTATTAAATGAGTACTGGACAGGCAATAAACTATGCGACTGCTAAACAATCAGCTATTCGCCCTGCTCGCAGAGTAAAAAGGAAAGAAATGAAACTTACATTTAAACAGCGTATCCGTAATTGGCTCAATAGCGACAATGACGATATGGATGCAGTACCAACCTTGGCTGTAGAAGCTGATCGTCTTCAATCTGACGGTATTCGTTTACAGATTTACAAAGCCAGTGGTGGGTACGTTGTAGAGACTCGAGGTTACGATCGAAAGACTGATCGCAATCATAACACTATGCACGTAGTTACTGAAAATGAAGACCTAGGCGATCGCTTAAGTAAAATTGTTATGATGGAGGCAATGAGATGAGACACCCTGATTTAAAAATTAAAGAATTTACAATTAAAGAAAATTCTGGATTCCGTATGCGTGTAGAATCTTGGGAGTGCGTTGCACCCAAAGGTCTATATGCTGTAAATTTTATTCAAGAAAGCCTAAATAAAGACGGTGATGTTGACGATACAAGTATCTACAATTTTCATCTAACTAAAGAGGAAGTCGGTGAATTGTGTAAAGGACTGTTATCAGTATGATTATTAGGCAAGACCAAAGACCCAATAAAATGATTTGGGTTACATTTCAAAAAGAGGGTATGCACAAATATCCAGCGGCTCTTACAGATTCTAGCCTTGCTACAGGTGACGAGTATGATGTTAGCTTCCTTGGCTATCCACATCGTCATATCTTTCACTTTAAAGTTTGGATTAGCGTAACACATAATGACCGCGATATTGAGTTTATTCAGTTTAAACGATGGTTGCAGAATCTTTATAAAGATGCTACACTTAGTTTAGACTTTAAGTGTTGCGAGATGATGTCAGACGATTTGTATGACGCTATCTCCAATAAGTATCCAGGCCGCGAGGTTTGGATTGAGGTCTCCGAAGACGGAGAAAATGGTTCATTCATCAAATATTAAAGGAAAGTAAGATGAAAAACTACAAGGACATCGATTACTTTGAAAGTCGTCCTGATGTTGTTAAGGTCTTTGATGACCTAGATGCGTATCTCGATTTCTGCAGATTTGAGTTGCGTGATTTTAATCCTGCAGATCTTTATCGCAAAGATTCTGCAAATTACCAAGCCTACTTGGCAAGTAAGCGTCCTCGTAGACCTTACCAAGGTAATAAGCCACGTTTTGAAGGTCGTAGTAATAACTACGAAGGTCGAAACAATAACTACGATCGCAGAGGTCGTTGATATGGCACGGGTTTTCCTAGTCGACCTTGAGGCAGTAGAAACTCGTTACACAGGCGAGTGGAAAACCCACCTTCCTGCACTTCTTAAAAAGAGAGGACACGATGTTCAAATTATATCTGGCCCTACGGATATTCCTAGTGCAACCACTCCTGGCGCTTTTCTTAATTTTGGTGGCACCAATATATATAAGTCTAGTCAAGTTGAGCAAATGGGTCGGTTGTTTTGCAATGGATCAGTGGCTCCTAATGATCACTTTATCTTTACTGATGCTTGGCACCCTGGCATCATAAACTTAAAATATATGAGTGAGCTTTTACAGATTCCTGTAAAAATTCACGCATTGTGGCACGCCGGATCATATGATCCTCAAGATTTCTTAGGTCGACTTATTGGTGACACTCCTTGGGTTAGACACTCAGAAAAAGCATTCTATCACGCAATCGATTATAATTGGTTCGCTACAGAATTTCATATCGAAATGTTCTGTAAAAATCTGTTAGGTTATGAAAACTCCAACATTGTTAGAGAGTTTGCCAAACATAAAATTATGCGTACAGGTTGGCCAATGGAATATATGGTAGATACCTTAAGTATGTACAGCGAAATGGAAAAGAAAAACATTATTCTTTTCCCGCATCGTATTGCTCCAGAGAAACAAGTCGATATATTTATGACTTAAAAGAACAACTTCCTCAATATGAGTTTATTGTTTGTCAAGAACGTCAACTTACAAAAAACGAATATCATAATATGCTAGGCGAATCTAAACTAGTGTTTAGTGCTAACCTACAAGAAACACTTGGAATTAGTTGGTACGAAGGTGCTATTACTAAAACTATTCCTATGGTTCCAGACAGACTCAGTTACAGTGAAATGGCATTAAAAGATTTTTCTTATCCTTCAGAGTGGACAGAATCTTTTAATTCTTATAGGGCACATAGAGGAGCAATAGTAGATCGAATTGTCCATTATATGGAAAATTACGAATCCTATCTACCTCGCCTAAATAAACAGGTAGATCGTTTAACTAAGAATTATTTTAGTTGCGATAATCTCTTAGAGATGCTAAAATAACTTATTATGTCATCCACGACATTAACTCGGAGAATTTAATTGAAATTAAAAAAACAAGAAACAGCACTAGACGCTATGGCAGGCGATGGTGGCTATGAAGAAGCATACTTAGGCGATCATCTTCGCTTTAAAATGAAACGCGAAGGCAAACGTTTTTGGGCTGGTGACAATATCAGTGATTATGTCAGCGAAGAAGATAAAGAAATCTTAATTGAAGAAGCAACTGAAGCATTTGAACTAGTTCTTGATCGTTTGCTAATCGATCGAGAAACAGATCCTAACTCAAAAGGTACAGCACGTCGACTGGCTAAGATGTACTTCAACGAAATTATGGCAGGTAGATATGACCCATCACCAAGCGCAACAGCATTTCCAAATGACTCAGAAGATCGCTACGAAGGTATGTTGGTGGTACGTAGTGAGTTGCGCTCTATGTGCAGTCATCATCATCAGCCCGTTAGTGGTGTCGCTTACATTGGCATCATCGCCGCACAAAAACTTATTGGTTTGTCTAAGTACACTCGTATTGCTCAGTGGTGCGCTCGTCGCGGTACCTTACAAGAAGAACTAGCCAACGATATTGCTAGAGAAATAGAACGTGCCACTGCTGCATCCGACCTCGGTGTTTACATCCAAGCCACTCACGGTTGTTGTGAAAACCGTGGTATTATGGCACATAGTTCTTTAACGCAGACTACAGTATTGAAAGGTGCGTTTAAAGATGATCCAGGTACAAAGAAGGAATTCTTTGATAACATTAAACTACAACAGGAGTTTGCACCGCGATGAGTAATTCCGTAGATATGGCTAACGATTTAATTAATCGTGCTAAAAATTTAAAGAAGTTTGAAGTAAAACGTATGCTAGAAGATGGCATTCTGTTTAATGGTCCTGTACCTTTTGATATTAAGGGCAAAGACGATTGCTATTGGATTTATGCGTATGCAGTTACCCAAGAAGAAGCAGAAGCAACAGTTGATGCTTGGTTAAAGGATCGTGTATGAAATGGTTTCTTAATCTCTTAGAACGTATGGGTCGTAAACGTATTGTTATGGATCGTGAAGCTGACGAACCATATTTAGAACGCTACTATCTATTTCTAAAAGATAGAGACCGTTTTCCATTTAACATTTTCCTACACAAGTTTTTAAAAGGTGATCCAGATGATCTTCACGATCATCCCTGGCCTTATGCCACACTTATTCTAAAAGGTGGTTATTGGGAAACTACTCCAGAAGGTCGCTTTTGGAGAAGACCTGGACACTTTAGAATTTGTAAGGCAAAAAGTTTTCATCGTGTAGAATTAGAACCGGGCGTAGAATGTTGGACAATCTTTATGCCAGGCCCTAAACAACGTGAATGGGGATTTGATGTTAACGGTAAATGGGTACAACACGAACAATATTTAAAAACACGATATGAACAAGCACATAATTAATTTTAATGAATTTACAGTAAACGTTAGTAAAATTTGCCGTAGCTTTGGTACTTGGCGACCTGATTACATTGTAGGACTTACACGGGGAGGTTTGCTCCCTGCTGTTATGATTAGTCATTGGTTAGATGTGCCAATGCACTCACTCAATGTAAGCCTACGTGATCATACAGCAAGTGAAAGCAATCTATGGATGGCTGATGATGCATTTGCAGGTAAACAGATTCTTATTGTAGACGATATTAACGATAGCGGTGCTACACTTAATTGGATTATGGACGATTGGCGTAGCAGTTGCTTTCCTCACGATGAGCGTTGGGATATGATTTGGAACAATAGTGTACGCTTTGCTGTAATTGTAGATAATCTTGCCAGCGGGTGTAATGTTAAAATGGACTATGTTGGATTTGAGGTCAATAAGGCAGAAAACGATGTTTGGATAGAATTTCCTTACGAAGATTGGTGGGCAAAATGATCGACGCACAGGTTAAGGTACATTGCACAGATGCAGGTAAAGATTTTGATATGCACGTTTTAGGTTACAAACCTAAAGCATTTTTAGAAGTTGCTTTTCAAACTTTAAAAATTAAAATGGTATATAAAGAGAATACTAGAGCGTTTGTTGGTAGCCTAGGTGGGAGAGAATTTGTTATTCGCGAAGATTCTCTACCAAAAGAAAATAAGGGATATTGATGGGTAGAACTTTATTCATTGGAGATAGTCACACAATGGGCTACACTTCAGTTTTGAACAGTAAAGGCGTAGGCAGTTTTAGTCAATGGAACGATAGCAACTATGCAGAAGTTTACAGTAAATTAAACAATAAGCCAGTCATTGTTTATGCTATGTCTGGTGCATCAAACAGATTATATACCGATTGGCTTATATCGATGTTTAATTTGTACGATGACATTGATGAGGTCTTTATTTGTCTAGCATCATTTAATAGATTCATTATAGCATACGACGATATTTCTAAAGAAGATTGTATTCCATCTGATTATTTCACTTTCAAGTGCGATTCAGACGATGAAAATATTCATAGATATATGGATGCAATTGTTAGAGAAAAATCAATGCAGCTATTAAACAAGTCAACTTACGACGATTACGGAAATTATCCGGGTGTTGAATTTAGTGCTACTGATGGATTAATTGTTCCGGATCTTCGAAAACATACATATATGCAGGTTAAATTGTTTTTCGAACTTAATACCTATGTAGAAAAAAGAGAATTTTTAAATTGTGTTTACACCTGGGATAATATCTGCGCAGACCACGGAGTGCCTTTACATCTGTTTAATTTTACAGATAGATTAAAATTTCCAACGCAGTTTGACTATTACGGAAAACTTAAAAATACTAGAATTGCTTCTAAAACAGTTCAATCATTTACAAAGCAATTAGGGTTTAATCACGAAAATTTTCTTATTGAAGATAAAGAACACTACAATACTAGCTATCACGAATTAGTTGCCAAACATTATATTCCATGGTTAACCAGTTTAAAAAAATATTAATTGCTGGAGATAGTTTTTCAGCAGTTTGGCCTGATTCAAACACAGGCTGGGTTAATCTGTTGGCTAAAGATTACGATGTTACTAATTTATCAGAACCTGGAATAAGCGAATACAAAATTCTAAAACAAATAGAAAGTGTAAACACGACATCATTTGATGTTGTGATAGTCAGTCATACAAGTCCTAGCAGGGTTCATACAAAAAATCATCCTATACAAAAATCAGGATTTAGAAAAAATTGTGACTTAATATATCACGATATCGAAAATCATTTTAATCCTTTTAACTTTAATCTATTGTCAGCTAAACTATTTTTTAGATATCACTACGACGACGAATATCAAATTGATATCTATAATTTAATTCGAGACAAAATAAACAATTTAATAAAAACAAAATATATTA